AAAGAATCGTGCAAATTACACAATATCAAGACTTGGATGCGAATGTTTCTGACAAAATTCAGAGCATTATCAATTTTGTATCGGACAGGTATATTTCAGACTCCGACGAAATGTCTATTTCGTTGGATATTCGGGGAGATCTAGATTCTGATGGCCATGCGGTTGTCGATCCATGCGACGAAGATGACGATTATCCCCTCAACTTCGAATTAGAATTTTCGGAAAACCTTTTTCGGAGTGTCGAATTGGGTGGTGATCAGTTTTGGGTGACTCTGATACATGAAATGATACACATCAAACAGTTTGCTCTTAATGAGTTGCGGAATTTTCCAAAAAGTATCCGGTGGAACGGTAAATTTTATCGGATGCCAAACGGTGAAATCGATCTTGCAAAATATCTTGAATATCCTTGGGAAATTGAAGCGTATTCTGTAGAAAAAAAACTTTATAATGAGTGGAAAACTTTTTATATAACCCTTGACACCACCACTTAAGCCTGATAGCTTAGTAGTAGATAAATAATTAATATAGGATATAAATAAATGAATATGTGGTATGTAGAAGGTAAATTCCCTTGGGGAATTGAAAGGTATGAAATGTTGACTCTCGAGCAATCAAGAGAAATTCATAGTAAGATGTCTAATTGGCAATCAATCAGTGTTCAGTCAGGAATAATGGAATGAGTAAAATTCAAGAAAAAATAAAAGTTGATATGGATGCCTTGCAGGCCATGATGGAAAGTGACGCTCACTTGAGCGATTTAGAAAGTGTGGTAAATAAACTTGCTTCAGTGTCGTTATATAGTAAACACATGAACGACGAAGATAAAGATTATTATGATGCAGTTAATTGGTTTTTGGAAGATCGTGGGAATAGTTCATGGCAAGAGTAGTAGAAAAAGATGCTAAGATGGTAATCGGTCGATTGTTTTCGACGGGTATGGACTATGATAACGCCCAGAAAGAATTTCTGACCGGCATATCGACATCGGACATGCAGAAAACCTTCGAGGAGGTGTGGAATGATTATGAGCATATGTATTTTGCGAATTTACCTTTATTTAAAACCAACGTTTAAGTAAAAAATAAAAAGCTCTTGACACTATGCAGATATTGTGATATTATAGAAATATAAGTAAACGGTTCCTTAGCTCAGCTGGATAGAGCATGTGCCTTCTAAGCACAGGGTCATTGGTTCGAATCCAATAGGGACCACCAACAGAAAGGGAAGAAATGAATACCAAGGTAATAAAGTTCCCAGAACCTACAGAAGTTGATAAACAGTTCTTGGAATTAGAAAAACAACGCGAACTAATTCGGGAGCAGAAACGATTGTTAGACGAAAGGAAGAAATAATGGGCGCAGCAATAATCCCCGTCGGTCCACTGACCGCCGCGAAGCAACAAACTGCTCAACAAATTTACGGCCATCCTAATGTTGCCGCGAATAGTGAAAATATCCAACCGCCTATCGAAAAGGCGAGGACGCGAGTTGTCGAAGCAGCAACAAAAACTGAAGTGAGTTCGAATCTTTTCAAAACTTGGGAAGAGCGAGCTGCGCGGATCGAAGAGTATGAGCGTCATCGTCAGATGACAACGTACAATCGGGACGGTACGCGAAATTTAGAACAGATGCGCGATGCGCAGATGTTAGATATTAAGGCATAAGAATACTTTATGGTTGATCAATTAATCATAAAGTAAAAATCCAACATCTGTTATCAGTTGTGGGTCGTTATACGAAACTGTGGTTTCTGTCGTATAATGTATGTAGAACCAATCGACTTGAACGCTGGGTGTCGGCAGATAGTTTAAATTAAATCCTCTAGGGACTCCGACAGAAATGCGCGGTTGAAGGTTCCAACATGTTTAAACGTACATAAAAAGGGATAGGGCATCCCAAATTTAAGGATTATACGAATGTTAAAAGAAAAAGTTATTGAAGCACTCAGGCAAGTGTATGATCCTGAGATGCCAACAACTAGCATATACGACCTAGGTCTAATATACGAATTAGAAGTGAGTGAAGATGGAGATGTAGATATTAAACACACACTAACATCTATGTTTTGCCCATTTGCTGACGAAATATGCCAAAGTATAGAGGTCGCTGCTGGAAGTGTTGAAGGAATTAAAAAAGTAAAAAGAGAACTAGTATTTGATCCACCATTCTCTATAGAAATGGTTCCTGAAGAAACAAGAATGGTGATGGGATTTTAAATTCGCGCCTCGACGGAGGCTAGAAGGTAGTGCATGGAAATGTCCCTAGCGTATGGGGGTAACATGACTTGTAGTTGTAGTGACACTGGTAGACTTTGGAGACAAAGAGTGCTAGATTTCAGACCTAACTAGTTTGATGCGAGGTTTTCTAGGTAGTTTGCATGAGGAATGCGCCATCCTAGACTTGTGGGTAATCCTTAATCCCACCTACCAATATAATCAACGGCGTTAAGTGATACTATTGTATTACTACAATTAGATAACACGCGCCAAGTGATACTATTGTATTACTACACGACACAACGAATTGAAACAATCATAGGATGATAAATTATGGAATATGTACTATTAATGATGTTCGGACTTTTCCGCGAAGACAATGCAGAATTTTTTGATCAAAAACCAAGTACAGATCAAGAATGGGTGTATGTTGGTAAACAACCACCCATTGAGGGATATGCAAATCTTTCCACTGTAAATCCAGTGACAGGTGAAGAGTCGATCTTCTTTCAGCTAAAAGATAAATAGTATCACATGCGGAGATTAAAAACTTCAATCTCCGCATGATCCCGCCTTAGTTGCGGAGAATATAAGGAGAACAGTAATGCTAATGTGTTTAGTAATTTCAGGCTCGTTATGGATCGGTGATGAAAACATAATGTTCCCGACACAGGGTTCATTTTACTTTCACAAATTTCAACAAAATATTAGAGTGTTTGCTCAAGGTGGATCGAGACATGGTGGTTTCACTATTCCCGATAAGTTTGATGCAGAGACTATTGGTGAAGTTTTTAAAAAATGTAGTGAAGAGAAATACGGAGATTAGGAAAGTCTGGTATTCCGCTTGCTTTGGGAGCAAGAAATCGAAGGTTCGAATCCTTCATCTCCGACCAAATAAGGATTTAATAAGTTGTCTAAATTTGCACTAGAAAGAAATGGTGTGGTAATCACACACGCAGTTATGTCGGGCCCGATTGGATATAAAATATATCAATATCCAGTACAGACCGATTTGGTATTTGATACCGAAGAAAAGGCACAAGATGTAGCCACACTCATAGGGGCCAAGGTTATCGAATATTTTTATGAACGAGCGCTGGCTGCATGACAATTGAACAGAAACAAAAATTAATTTTGTTGACTGACTTTATAGAAACCAAAGTTCGTAAAGAAAAAGAATTAGAATATTATCAGAAGCAACTAGAGGATTTGAAAACTAAAATGTTCTACTTGTCGAAAGAGATAAATCTGACGAATGATATCATAGATATGGTTCAGAATGAAAGCGTTGTCGATGTGCGCGAACAATTAATGGCCCGACAACATAATTTGTTACCAACAGAAAAAACAAAAAAGTGATATTAGGCCTTGACAAATCTGTCGGGGCCTGTTAGCTTAGTAGTATAGAAAGAATCACTTGTCACTGAAAGGACAAAAAAATGAGTACATATATTGCAGACAACGGAATTGAATATGGCGACGTTTGCATCGAATGTGGTGGAGATGGTGTTGTCGCCGCAGATAGTTTTGGTTTTATGGATGAAGAAACCCTAGACGCAGTAGAATGTGATGGTTGTGCTGGTACTGGTTATGAAGGAGGAATGAACTAATGAACGAATATACTATGCCGGCAGGTACAATGACTGTAGAAGAAGTTTTGTCCGAACGTGTTGAAATGTTGGAGTTACAAAACCAAGCGATGGCCGAGCGCCTCACCGCCCTAGAATCTCTTATGGGTAGTATGCTCAAATCATCAATAGCAATGATGGATTTAATGAAAGACTACAAAGAGGAATAAAAAAGTATTTTCGCCCTTGACAATGACAATAAAGTATGTTACATTAATAGGGTAGAAAGAATCATTTGAAAGGATTTGCTAATGTCTTATGTCGCTAATGACGGAAATGTATATGGTTTAGATAGCTGTAATTGGAATGTTTGCGAAACATGTGATGGAGATGGAGTCTTAGATGTCGAATCATATGAAACTACAGGGGATGACGGAACCACACTCACATGGGGTGGATACACAGAATGTTGCCTGAGTTGCATGGGTAATGGTGTTCAAGGCGAGGGTGCGTACTAATAAAAGGACAAAAAATAAAAAAGCGAAACGCCCTTGACAATGCTAAAAAAGTATGTTAGCTTAATAGGGTAGGTAGGAAAAAAAAGAATCACGTTAGTTGCGATGGAGTTAGTGGTGGGAGTTTCTAACGTGTGTTTTTAGGAAGACTATTTTCTGGTGCGTCTGTGGGTGAGAGAAGGCCAATTGAATCCCATGTTCGTAAGGGCGTACCAGAAAATAGTTTTAAAGAGTATTTTCCAGCCGTGTGCAAAGTGTAATACATACCCGAATAAACTTGAAAGAGTCGGGTGCTATTTTGCGGTTTTGATTTGGGAGCGTCTGTGTTACGTTACCTAAACCTAACGTTAAAAAATGTGTTCCGATAATAGGACATAACGCGGCCGGTAAATACTTTTAATGTTAGAGGAATATGTTATGAAAATTCGGGGACTCCGTAAAGGTGGAAAATGGAAGCGTCAAAGCGGATCTTTACCGGATTATCGCGATCCTAATAGTCATCTGATGATTGCACTTCGGAAAAGTGGTGCGGCCGGTGTGCACCAGTGTAAAATACGCCGTGATGCTTCTGTCCGTAAAATGAAACATAAAGTTGGATTTGATTTACATGAAGCGTAAACGTAGAACTAAGGCAGAAATGGAAGCGGCCCGTGCGACACTTGCGGCCGCGGGTGTTGGATTCAGAGACATATTCGATGTTTTGGAAGAAGCACCAAAACCTAAAAATCGCACTGCGCCAAAACCTAAAAAGCGCACTCGCAAATCGAAGGTAAAAATTGTAGAAGAAAAATACGACATACCAAAAAACAATACTGTCTATCTCGACAGGCCTGCAAAAACTGGCGAGAAAGTTATTTGCAAATATCCTACCCCAAAACCTATGCCCAAATTTGATGGTGAAATTTATGATACGATTGAATTTTCTGCCGGCTCGATTTATGCAAAGGCTAGGGGCGCATCAAAAAATGCAGGATTTCACATAATGTGTTGGAATAGTATTGACAAAGATTGGAAAATGTTGTATAATGGTATATATCAGAAACCAGAAGATCAAAATAGGCATTGGGCAAGTTTTGAACGTATGCACGATGAGTTAAAGAAAGATAAACCCAAAAATGATAAAGGTATGGGATCAAATGACACCAGAAGAAAAAAAACTAACGGCCGAAAACGTGGCGCTCAATGAGATTGGACGAGATCATCTAAGGTCGGTGCTGACTGAGGAATCTATAGTGGTTACTTTTGAAAAGGCGGATGGTACATCTAGAATTATGAAATGTACCACAAATCCTACTGTAGTTCCATGGCCGGATAATCCAGTAGAAGATGTGAGTGTGACAAAGATTGAAAAAGTTAAAGACGAAAATCATTTTGTCGTCTGGGATTTGGAAAAAGAAGGATGGCGCTCTTTTAAATGGGAACGTGTAACAGGTTGGGACAAGGAAACTTGGGTCGAACCAACATCTAATGCAGTGGGAGAAAATGCAAATGGTTAATATAACTGACAAGATCGAAAATATGTCTGCCGGACAATTAGCGTATGAAACGCGCCGAGCAGAATGTAAAGGTTATTCAAGTCTGGATTCGTGGCTTGTAGAAAAACTGATCACTATTCCAGATGCCGAGCGTGAGAAGATTGCGGGACTACAACGTCCAGTGAATACACGCCGCAGCCCGAGACGCAAGTTTAAAGTTTTTGGAATTCGTGATCATAGTGGAGCATCGAACAATGGGTAAAAAATCAAGAGAAAAGTATACGTCAAAGGGCGAACGTAGAAATGTTGCAAAGTCGGGGTGTACTCCGATGTCAAAGAATACATTGGACCGTGCAATTCGTCAACGCCGCGCATGGTCGCAGGGTCGAAATGTTGTTCTGACTATGGAAAATCCAAATAAGACAGAAACAAATAAAAAGTTTATTAAGATGAACGCCCGCGAGATTTGGGGTGACCCTCGTAAACAAAAAAGTTATAGTATGAAGGACGCATAATTATGAAAATCGAAGAGACCGAGGGCGAGTATCGTCAAGTTTACAAGATGAGTTGTACTGAGTATGACGGCGACCGTGAAATGGTTAAACTTACGCAGAAATTCGATGGTACTGATTTTAACTTACAGGAGGTTCTAGGCGTTGTCGAGGATTTCCTTATCAACTCAGGTTACGATTGGTTGGAGCCAGGAAGTCTAACCTACAAATCTTCCACTCCAAATCTTGAAGAATACGGGTTGTTTAATAACAAAGACGAAAAGTCGGAAGACGTGGATGTAAAAAGAGACGAGAATATTAAAGCGTTCGAACGCATGAGCGGAATCGACAGGACTGCGAAAGTTGTTCATATCGGCGATCATAAAAAACCGGAAGCCGTACCAAGTCCAGTGTCATTGGAGTTTACCGAGCTAGATCAAGAAACAATGGATTGGTTAGATAAAATTGGACGTGCGGAAACTGGCCGCGAACCCTTCGAACATTTACTTGTCGATGACAGTAACCGATTGACTATAGACGAACCCAGCGATAGTAATTTCGAGGTCGTTTTTTCTAGTGATCCGGATCATCCGGGCAGCGTCGAATATCCACATGATCAGGCCACCAATTATAATTACTCATTTAAAGATTTTAATGTAGATTTTGGCAAACATGAATATAATGTTGATGCCGATGATAATATTATAGAAGATAACAAACCCTAGAGGAGGAAAAAATGAAATTTAATTTTACGAAAGACCATGTTTCTGCTATCTTGCATCGCGATGATGCAGGGGAGTGGCATGACGCAATGATGGAGATGTTCCCGAAATACGATATCACAACCCCAAATCGCGTTGCGGGATTCATCGCACAGACAGCACATGAAAGTGCAAACTACAAAGTCTTGTCAGAAAATCTTAACTATTCTGCCAAGGCACTAGATGCAATCTTCGGAAAGTATTTTAAACGAGCCGGTCGAGACGCTGAGCAGTGGCACAGACAGCCAGAGAAGATCGCGAACACAATCTATGCGGGACGCATGGATAACGGCGATACAGCCTCCGGTGATGGATGGCGATATAGGGGCGGTGGTATATTACAACTCACTGGTAAATATAACTATACTGCATTTGGTAAGAGTGTTGGTATGTCATCTGAGGAAGCTACCGACTACGTTCGAACTAAAGAGGGTGCAATCGAAAGTGCGTGTTGGTTCTGGAAAGAAAACAATATTAACAAGTATTGTGACAATGACGATATTGTGAGAATGACAAAACGCATCAACGGCGGCACTATTGGTCTTGCAGATCGTAAGAAGCATTATGCTCTTGCTCTTGAAGTGCTGGGTGGCTATATATGGTTTGCCGATGACGAGGATGATGAAAAGTATTCTCTGGTTCGCAAAGGTTCTAAGGGCGACACAGTAAAGCGCCTACAAGAGGCTCTAGGTATTACCGCAGACGGCGATTTTGGTGCTGGTACTGAGGCATGTCTAAAGGCATGGCAGCGCGAAAACAATTGCACCGCAGACGGTATCGCGGGCCCGAAGACATTGGCCAAATTATTTTAGAGATGTTAGCGTAAACATATCTAAAACATATCATTTCGGGGGTCTTTAAACTCTATATAGAAGTGTAAATATTTTTGTATACGAGGTTATCTGTCATGACCCCCGAATTTCGAAAAGAAGCATATAGAAGATTCTGGATGATCAAAGGTCATTTGGGGTGCGATAGTTGGTCAGACTCAGACATTATAAAGATGTCTGATAGTTATCTAACTCGTCTTTGGTATAACTACGATGTTGCCGACCGTGTAGAGGGTTTTGAAGAATCATGGGAGAAACTGTCAAATGACAAGTAATCAGATATCGTCGCTAAGTAATGAAGATTTGGACTTAATGAAACAACTCGCTTTAAAGGAGTTGATATATCAACAGGATAGTTTTAAAACTTGGGGTAAAGCTCCAAATACTATATCGGTAAAAACTGAAAAGTGTAGAAGAATTATATCTGCCTGTCAAAATCAACAAAATCTAAATAGAACACTCTCAGACAAATGGTGATCTATGAATGCGTTTTTAGGACTCTTTACCGTCATTGGTGATATCATCAAAAGTCGACCGGCAGATGTTGCAACTGCCGTTATAATCGCTATCGTCTTTTTCATTATGAAAAATGATGGATCTATAGATGCAATGTGGTAGACTGTTTGTAGAAAAGGTTATGATTGAATGGCAGAATTAGTACATAAACATATTATTCTCAGAATAGAAGCCAAAAAACCACCAATCGAGTCTGCGTTGCGCGATTGGATGGTAGATTTAGTTGATGTGATAGGTATGAAATTACTTGCTGGTCCAATTAGTGCGGATATCACAACTATTGAAGGTAATAAAGGACCAACTTGTGTTTGTGTTATAGAAACTTCTCATATGGCATGTCATGTCTGGAATGAAACTGATCCTGCACTTATTCAATTAGATGTTTATACTTGCGGTCCATTTGATCCACAATTGGTATTGGATCATATCAAGGTTTGGGAACCAGTTAAAGTAGAATGGAAATACCTTGATAGAGAATTTGGCTTGAAAACCATAAAAAACTCTTGACACTACTCTAAAAATATGTTATACATAGAATGTAGACTGTTGTAAGATTGTCACTACAAAAAAATTTCACAAAACATATTGACAGAATCGACCTAATATGGTATAAGTATACCTGTAGACGTTGAAAAGAATTGGACATTCACTGGACTTGGGGGCAGTACCCAACGACTCCACCATAGATACACTATTAACAAAACAACCGTGGCTGGTTCGCTAGACTATCCTAGGCTCTTAGTTCGTTAGGGGAAAAAGCTATAGTGTATCTTTGATGGGGTCGAAATAGGATCGACAGGTATGGAAATGAATTGGAGTCGCCCCGATCTAAGCTGGGTTAACGCGAAGAAAACTACTAAATGCAAACAATAATTTTGCACCTACTGGTTACGCTCTAGCAGCATAATGCAGGGGGGTTGGTGACTTACCTAGCAACAGAAAAGTCACACTTAACATAACTTAATGTTCTAAAGGAACTCAATAAAATGAAAACTCTTATCACAGCGAGCGTCATTGCGCTCGGCATGACAACTACGGCCCAGGCTTTTGATCTTGCAACCGGACTATCGTTCGACTCAGAAGTAAAAGTAGAACGCAATATGACACAAGAAACTACCGCATTTACCACTGAGCATGACCTGCTGTGGAATTTCGGCAAAGGTGAAATTTTGGTTGAAACCAAATTTGATCTCGAAGATCCAAAATTTACGGGTTTAGATTATGAACTGTCTGCACCAGTACCAAGCATAGATGGCCTGAAGGCCTATGTCGGCACAAAAACTGACAAAAACTGGGACCGTGGTGATATCAAAATCGGAGTTGTTTTCAGCTTCTAAATAGTCATAGGGTTGTCGCTTAATAGACACGTCTCCCCCACAGTCAGGGGGAGCACACACACAAACACACAGGAGAAATAAAATGTCTAGTAATAAAAATCCCTTTGAGATAAGAGCAGATATGCTTGGCCTAGCAAAAGACTATATGGACCAACAACATCAGATGAATATTCAGTTAATGAACGACCTTTATGAACAAGGTAAAAAAAGTGTAGACGATGTTGAAAAGGCATATGAAATGTATAGTATTTCAGACTTGATGGAAAAGGCAAAAGAAATGTATTCTTTTGTTTCTAAAAAAGACTAACTAACACCAAACGGGGATGTTGGGACTCCCATAAAAATATATATTAGTATGGTTATGAAGTTTGAGAGTGAAAAATCACAAACGGAAAAGTATAATTTGATAAGTATTTTTATGCCCAACATCTTTATAAAAACTTGAGGTAATAATGCCACTATATTCATTTAGATGTACAGAATGCAGCCATGAATTTGAACATTCGTGCAAAATCGCAGAAAAAGACAAATTCCTACACGGTTCTTGTCCACAATGCTCTCACCCCGAAATCAAACAATTACTAACCAAGTTAAATCTTGGCGACTCTGTTCGTATGGGTGTCACAAAGGTTCCGTTGGAATTTAAAGAAAGAGTGTTAGATAAAATTGACCATGCACATCCTAACGCCGGTGGCGATAGAAAATTGACAACAGAGATTGGCTCACATTAAGGCATAAGACTTCAACGCTTTTCCCCTAACAACTAAGGAGTTACTGGTGAGTAGAAAGTCTAAAAGATTAAAGAGAAGTAATACAAGATTTATCGGTATTGATAATAGGAGCACAGATCTAAAAGAAGTATCGCCTATAACTGCAGCGCAGCAAGAAGTTTTCGATTCGTTTTATGACGGAAACCATGTATTCTTACATGGCGTTGCGGGCACAGGCAAAACTTTCATATCTTTGTATTTGGCGCTCAGAGAATTGACAATGCCAAAATCTATGTACAGAGAAATCCAGATAATAAGAAGCGTAGTCCCTACGAGGGATATGGGGTTTCTTCCGGGCTCTGAAAAACAAAAAATAGAGGCGTATGAAGTACCATACAAATCTATCACAAACGAATTGATGGAATGTGGAACCGCATACGACAATTTGAGAAAAAATAATCTTATAAATTTTAGCTCGACATCATTCATCAGGGGTAGAACCTTTTATGACAGTATATTGATTGTTGACGAATGTCAGAACATGAATTTTCACGAACTAGATTCTGTCATAACTCGATGTGGCGATAATTGCCTTCTCATGTTTTGTGGTGATTTTAGACAGTCGGATTTTAAGTGGAAAGATGAGAGGGATGGCATTTTAGAATTTATGAAAATTATCAAGAAAATGCGGGACTTCTCTTTTATCGAATTTGGCACAGAAGATATTGTCAGAAGCGGATTAGTCAAAGATTACATTATCAATAAATTGGAATTGGGTTTTGCATAAATAACAAGTAATTTCACACTAACCAGAAAAGGAGACAATATATGTACCACTCAGAAACGATGATTTGCATGATGGAAGATATGCAGCGTCAAGCCGCAGAAATGGAAAGAAACGTCAAAGACATGATGGAGATGGAAGGCCGCGCATTTGGTATCGAACTCGACAAGAGAAAGAACGCCAGAGATCTTATGCATCAATTAGTTGAGCATATGAACAGTGCCGCTGACTGTCCACCGATGACTTGGGCATACGTTCCACACGATGCAGCAATGTATGACACTGAAACGCCTCCAGCTGGCGATTGGCAACATCTTGCAGAAGCGGGAATGACTGGCAACAATCATTCATAAAGCTTATTGACAACCTAACTCATGTGTGTTATACTAATTCAAACAGAAGGTATAACACACATGATCAATCCGTATGACGATAAAGATTATTCGGCACTTTATGAAAATAGATATAATGAGTCATTATGGTTGGGTGATACTATTTTCGAATTAAGAACCATAGAAAAAAATAACGGAAAGCTTTGGTGCGATGTTGCATGTGGAACTGGTTATCATCTTTCCCATGCCAGTGGGAATTTTGAACGTACTGGTATTGATTTGTCTGAAACAATGACTTCTTACTGCAAAGATAACAGAGTGTCTATGATAAATGGGAATGTACTTACTTGGGATACTACTGATAGATTTGATTTGGTTACAAATTTCTGGCTAGGATATTCGCATCAAAAATCATTACATAAAGTTTTGAAGTTTTTTGACAAAATGATAGATATCACTAAAACCGGCGGTAATATAATTATGGCCATATTTAATGGCGATGGAAAGTTTTTCAATTTACCATATCGACATACGGCCGCTGCTGGTGGAGATTTTAAATTTGAATCTGTACAATGGTCATATACAGAACATGATCGTCCAGAACTTAGTTATACTTGTATCTGTCCACATCCAGAATTGATACTGGAAAAATTTATTCCCCATTTTGAAAACTATAAAATATTTAATAGAACAAATTCAGAATATGGAGTTAAATCTGATGGAACTGGGTCTGGCAAAGAATTAATGATTTTTGAAAACAAAATAGGATAAATAATGTTTAATCATATGGGTGTCGACCTACCGACACATTCACTTAGTAGAATACAAGAAAACGGCAAACGATTTTATCTTACACCGGATGGTGGTAAGTATCCCTCTATCACGACTGTATTAGGTTGGTTTTCTCGCAAAGGAATTATGGAATGGAGAAAACGTGTTGGAGAAGCGGAAGCAAATAAAATTTCGACACAGGCATCGCGCAGTGGAACCAATGTCCATCAAATGGCTGAAGATCATTTAAACAATATTGAATGGAAAAACGAAAAGACGATGCCATATGATATGGAAACTTTTCTAAAGATAAAACCAACTCTTGATGAGAGAGTCAACAATATATACGCCCAAGAAAAACCACTGTATTCAGATCACTTGGGACTCGCCGGCACGGTTGATGTCGTGGGAGAATTTGATGGTAAACTTTCTATTATCGACTTTAAGACTTCACGACAGAGTATGATAGGTGATAAATATGGAAAATTGGAAAAATATTTTAGACAAGCGGCAGGATATGCGGTTATGTTTGAGGAGCGTTATCAAATGCCTATAAATAGTCTAGTGATTATCGCTGCGATAAAAGATAAAGATGAACCCGAAGTGTTCACATCGAAACGCGACAGCCACATTGTTGAATTGATCGGTATGGTAGAAGAATATAAAAATCAGTTTTAGGAAATGATATGAAAGTCAGAAAATTTACGACCCCAAGACTACCTATGTTGGTTGAATCGAAAATGGCCATGTGGTGGCATCCAATGCCTCAAGACCCACCAGAAGGACGAGCTCGTATGGGTTCGTTATTTATAGGTGGATATAAATATGAAGGTAATAACTGGTTGGACGATACTTTCTATGAAGAATTAGGTATGTCTCTAACTGGTACAACAACCCAATCAAAATTTTACGCAATACGCGAGGTAAACATTGGTGTGTCGGGGGGTCAAAACTATGCACCTATGGGTGTGTATCCTGGCCAATCGCTCACGGTCGAACTTAAAGTTATTGCTACTGGGGGCGACAATGTTGTAGGGGTTATAGAGTTTAGTGACGATTCAGAACCCGACTACGTTGCAGAAAATATGAACGAAACAGTGACCTACACCAATCAAACAGCAGAAACGCAATTTGTACAGGTGTTTTTCCATCCGATAATTGCAGAAAACGCTCCACTCGCTAACCTTTCTGTGTATTATAATTTATTGGATTTCATGCCTTTTGAAAGTCATAACAGATCTGATGAAACTATTAAAGAGGGTTGTGTAACGAGAAAAACCAAAATTGGAGAATGGGCCATAGAAGAATTTGAACATGTAACCTTGCGTTTTGTCTGTGGTCATTATACAGGTGATAAGGCATTTGAACACAAAGTTCATATCACCTCCGATCAATCAAAACATATTGTCTTTCCAGAAGATTTTTCGAATGACGAGCTCGACGTCGTTGTGTCGGCGACTGTGCAGGCAGAAGATGGAACGTGGTCGGGATTTGATTTAGATTGGTTTGGACGGTATCGCGATTCGGCCGTGCCGAGCCTAACTTAATTACTACAAGAAATAGTTGTAACTATTATTTTTTTAAAAAAAACTTAACTCGAAAGGAAATAAAAATGGAAATTATCGGTAAAGTAAAGGGGTGGGCAATTGCGCTCGCTGAGTTGGGAGTTAGTCTCGCAGCACTTATGATCATAGTCGAAGTGTTGGGGTTAGGAAATCTCCCATTTTTTCCAGTAACCAGTGTGGTAGCAAATGTTGCCGGAATGCTTGGTGCTCTTGGAAGCGAAGGTCTGATGGGAATAGTCGCACTTTGGATTTTATGGGCCATTTGGAATAAAAAATGATATCAAAAATTAAAGAGTTGATCTTGATTGAGGTCAACTGGATATTCGAACGAAGAGGAGAACGTACTTCTTTGGATGGTGCTTTATTAGTACTTATCGGTATTTTGATTTTATTGGGTACGCCATTTGTTAAACTTGCTGCATGGATTGCAATATTCTATGGTGCTTGGACAATATGGAAATCTGAATAAAAGGTATTGACAAAAATTACGCTGTAGAGTATAATGAGAATATATACGTTACAGCGTAATTTAAGAAGTGAATAATGATATATGTATGGCCTATACATAAACCAAAGGAGTGAAAATGTTAAAGTTGAAAAGTTCAAAAGAATTTTGTACAGATATTGAAAGGATTGTGATCGAGATGCGAATGTCGTACATCGAAACGATCACACATTACTGTGAAGAAAATAATTTAGAGATCGAAAACGTATCACCTTTATTGACTACATTTATAAAGGAAAAAATTAAATACGAAGCGGAGGGCCTTAATTTAGTCAGGAAATCTACTGAAAAATTGCCCCTATGATTTATATGTCCAGTAAGAAAATCAATGACTTTGAGGCGTTTAAAATTTATCTTGGAATGAGAAATCATTTCAGTAAGGAATATGATTATACGAAATACAAAGGTGGTTCAAAAGTAAGGATAGAAGCATATCATAATCGTAAAGATAAGAGAACTTTCGAAGAGCTCTCTAAACGATATGATAAGAAATCTTTAGAAGAATTTTTGTTGTCGGTATTTTTAAACGTGACTGAAAGTGGAAATCTTGCAGTTTCCAGAAACGAATTTATGTGGACCAAAAATCTCTTAGATAAAGAGACACAGGAAATATATAAAAGTTGGAAGAAAAGACTGCATAGTATAAAATATCTATTCGCTAATGATTGCGACAAATTGTTTGCGGCCGGGACTGAGAAAGAGATAGAGTTTAATGATATTTTTAAATCTGTGTCTGGCGATTATCCGCTGATAGTTCAGATGGAAAAGAACGGAGAAATTTGTTTTGAGACTTTGGTTATATATGATATGATTTTTAAATTTGTTGACAAGGTTAGAATTAATGACACGACTTACTGGCCAATCTATACTAAGAAGATAAAAGACTATTCATCGTTTCTGACGGTGGATGTTGAATATTATGTTGGGGTCGTTAAGTCCCTTTTGATTGAGGATTATTATGATAATTATGGCAAGTTTATTTGATTTGCTTATTGACACACACGCTGATATAGTGTATACTAAAAAGACAAGATACAAAAACATACAACGCATATAAGGAGGACGTAATGTCTTTTGCAGCACTAAAAAAGAACCGCAACAACTTCACCCGTTTGGCTGAAGAGTTGGAAAAAACACAATCCCCACAATCTAATTCATCGTCACAAGACGATCGTATGTGGAAACCCACTATCGACAAAACTGGCAACAGTTATGCGGTTATTCGGTTTCTGCCTCCGACAGAAGGTGAAGATTTGCCATGGGTCCGTGTTTTCAATCACGGTTTCAAAGGCCCCGGCGGTTGGTTAATTGATAACTGCCCAACCACTATTGGCAAACCATGTCCGGTTTGTGAAAGTAATGGCGAACTGTGGGGTACTGGTTCGCAAGATAATCAGAATCTTGCTCGGGATCGTAAACGTAAATTGAAATATATGGCAAACATTTACGTTGTCAAAGATCCCGCAAATCCAGACAACGATGGAAAAGTATTCCTTTATTCGTTTGGTAAAAAAATATTCGATAAACTGAACGACATTATGCGTCCACAGTTTGAAGATGAAGAGCCAATCAATCCGTTTGATTTCTGGAATGGTGCAAACTTCAAACTGAAGTATCGTACTGTTGATGGTTATGGTAATTATGACAAATCCGAATTTGACAAAACAAGTGCTCTGTCAGATGACGATGCGAAACTTGAGTCTATTTATGGACAGCAACATTCCCTCGAAGAGTTTGTCAATCCTAATAACTTTAAAACGTATGAGCAAATCAAGGAACGGCTTGATCGCGTTTTAGGTGTGACCGCCCCATCTACTAATGCAGACTATGACGTGCGCGAAGCACCACCCGCAGCGCCAACTGCATTTAGTAAACCTTCCTTTAAGGAAAGTCCTTCACCAGAGCCAGTGGCATCTAATGATGACGAAGACGATCTGTCATACTTTTCACGGCTAGCAGAAGAGACATAAGACTTGGGTTAATCGTTTCAAAATATGAAACGTAAAATGAAACGAAAGGACATCCTAATAGGGTGTCCTTTTTCAATTCTACTACTGAGTTATGCAAAAAACGCATACCGACATTGACAGGTAAACAGGGTGTTTTTTGGACATTTCTCACTAAATAAAAATGTAATACACACACATAGTCGAAAGGAAATCACATGTTTGAATTATTTGTAGACCTATATCGGGATTGGTCAGCCCGCTCTGCCGCAAGAGAAGCACGTAGAAATACCGTAAACGAACTCAGCAAACTGACTGCACATGATCTGCAAGACATTGGCATTAGTCGTTGTGATATTAAACGATTGGGTCAAGAAGGTTATGACATGGTTTTGTTGGACATGGCCCGCAAGACACAATTCGGCGCTTCGCCAGTTCGCCATCCCGATCATAATACCAATTTGAGAGGTTGGGTCTAATGGCCGCTAATTTCTTATACGGACAGATTGATACTGTGTCGGTTGGTGCGGTTGTCAAGGGCATGTGGACAAAATTTGAAAAATTCTTTACAGTTATTGGATACTCAAGGGCGGCAGCAGAATTGTCTCGCAATGGTTATCACGTCGAGGCAAAGAAACTGATGATGGAACTTACCATGTTGCGGGAAGATTTTAAAAATTAAAAACTTCCTAACGAGCTTGCAAATCGTTGCGCGGAAACGTCTTGGTTTCTAGTATTAATTCCAACTTTACCCAACACAGGTGCAGAGTTATTGACAACGGTTGATTGAGTATTTGTTGGTGCGACTACAACATTGTTCGTACCGGCACCTGCTGCATCACTCTTTGCTACTGCAGCTGAATTCATCTTATCCTGTACTGCCAGCTTTGCAGATTGGTCCGCACTAGAAACGTCATTATTATTGGCAACCCTCAATCGCTTTTCAGCTTGTCCAATTTTATACATCTTGCGTTCGTAATTGTTTAGTTTTCCATCGCCGTCCTTATCGTATTTCATCCTCTCTGCTTGATATGGATTTTCTGCTGCAGCAGTCGAATCAGACATTTCGGTCATACCAGCATCTTCTTGTGTGGAAATATTTTCCATTTCAGCATCACCACGATCTGGTGATTGGGCTGGAATGGGTGGCATGGTGTCCGCCGGATTATTTTTCTTCAATTCTTCTAATTTCCTAGTATTTTGCCGTACACGCATTTTCGCCTGTCGGGTCGCCAAGGCTCCGGGGCCCCGCATATTGCCGGTATCTGCAATTTCTTGATCTGCGGCAATTTTTCCTTCGAGCTCTGCCGTCTGTTTAGCATATTCCTCTTTGTTGTGTGCCTGTACATTTTCTTCTGCGCCCAGAATGACAT